CCTCAATAATCATTTTACTTAGCTCTACACCGTCAGCGTTCTGCATTCGCAAACAGCCATATGTCGGTATCCAGCCCTGATAGTCCGCATAAGGGTCGGGTAAGCCACTACCGCCGCCGTGAACGTCACGTGCGCGGGGATCATGTGTGGTAATGTAGAAATTACCATAAGCCGGTCCATATGCGCCGTTTGTTACTTCTGCGGCCACACCAGTATATACTCCATTCGGTAAGCTTCCCCTAGGGTCACCTGTGGCATTATAGCCGGGTACAAAATCGTCTTTGCACGGCCATTGTCCAATCACCTGGTATTGTTCGTTCATTGCAAACATCATCTGTTTGCTCCGCTGAAATTGAATTTCTTTTATCATCCTTATCCTCCTGTTCCAATAAATCAATAGCCATGCTCAACGCTTCAAACTTCCTGCTCTCTCTATCCCATGTTAGAAAGCGAGGGTCTAATGCGTTAAGCATGGCCTTTAGTTCTTTTATGGCTTCTTCGTTTGTAATTTTCATACTAATTTTTTAGTGTCTTTAATCGCCGCAAGTTTTTCACGAATCCACGTTGGAAAGATGTGACCCCAGCCGCCACGATCCGCGTTTTCGATAATGCTCATAGCTTCCATGATCCCGAACCCTGCAATAGCTCCATATCTTGCAATATCTGTTTTAAGCATCACATCTACACCAGCGCAAAAGGCCACTACACCTAAAATGCTAGCTTTTTTGAACAAGCCACGGAAAGCCTTTTTGCTCCAAAGGTCATGCTCGTGCCATGCCGCATACATACCGGTCATGTAGTCAATGAACATAAAAATAAGCAGCCCTACAAGCTGCTTGTCAAACCCACCTACGGCCTTAGTTACTAAACCACCGACAACCCCGCATACAATGATAATCTTGATTTCATAGGCCGCATAAAGCCCTAAAACAAACTCTCCAAATTCTTTTAAATAAGACATTCTAATCCTCCAACTCAATTGTATTTAATTCTTCTGCGCTTTCAGCTTTTTCGATTGCTGCTTTTTGTTTTCGATACCGCTCGTGCAACGCATTACTTCTGACTGCGCTGGTTACAAAAACACCCATAATATCAGCAGCAGTAATTACAGCTGTTGAGTTGTCTGCCATTGCCCAACCGATTGTTGCGCCTTCGCCCTGCACTGTCAATGCTTTTAACGCAATATCTAGCCTGTCACGGCTTTTTGTGTCAAAGTCATATGTATTGCCCTTGTACTCAACCGGGGCGACCTCTGCGGTATCCCTACGCAGTTTAGCGGCATTAATAAGCACTTCCTTACAGCGTTCCAGCGATGGGTATTCTTCGACCTTTTCGATCCCTAAAGTCGCAAGAACATCAGCATCAGTGCCAACCGGAAAGCTGATATAAGGATACGCCTGTTTTAGCTGCGCAAAGCTGTCATATGTGTTTCCTTCGTATTTATATTTGATAACCTTCTGTATCATTCGTACCACTCCAATTCTAAAGGAAAGTCTAATATCGGACCCGCCGTCAGGTTTATATAGCCCCAATTAGCCAAGTCTTCGCTGAAAAGGTTATAAGAATTACTGTTAGGTTCAAAAAGACTGTCCATATTATTTATTACAAAGGGACTTCCTCCTGTTGTAGAGTGAGCAATAAGACTTGACAACCCAGTAAACCTTTTTGAGGCAGGCGGGGCAGGCTCCGGAAGATTATAAAAGGACAATGCTGCCCCAAATAACATCATGCTATTAGGGTCTACTGCAAGAGTTACATTATAAATTTGAGTATCGCTTTTAATTGTTTGCAGTAAGGGAGACAAAGAGCCTTCTCCTTCATCTTGATAAGCACGGGTATAGCTGTATACATATGCGTCTAGTCCTGCATATGTCAAAGCAAGGCTTACGCGTCCCTGCCAGTTTATAAGCATTCCTGCTTTCTTTGTCGCTAATACCAATTTACTTGACAAGCCCATGTTACAATACCACCTTTCCGAGGATATAGATAAAGATAGCATTCGCAGGCTCGTTCACTTCCATGGCGATTTTCAATACTTCGCCATCATCAATATCAGGCAATGCACCATTCATCATGTAAACTGTGGGAGTATTAGCTCCAATGCCATTGTTAGAACCAATACTGAACGTGCCAGTTCCGCCTGACCGAGAAACAGAAATAATAAACGTTTTGGCATATCCAGTCATATCACCAGTGTCTCTAAATACTACACTTCGGTTCAAACCGTTATTAAGGGTATAGGTCTGAATATTTGAGTCCCCTCGTTGTAAAACTGTTGGCAATGCTCCGACTGCCTGCATATCGGATTTTGTTTTTAAAACTCCATTAAAGGTATTTGTAGCTGTAAAAGTGTTATCGGCAGCAGCGACTACATCACCTGCTCCTGTGCCGTCTTTGCCTTTATCACCTCTGGGTATTGTTATATTAAGTACGGCTGCTGTGTCTGTTCCGACGTTGGTCACGCTTGCTGTAGTTCCCGGCTCTCCTGTTGTTACAGTTCCTATTGCGACTGTAGCAGCTGCACCGTCTTTACCGTCAAACCCTGCCGGAATCCCGAAATCTAACACAGCTTTTTCAATAGTGCCACTGTTCGATACCGTTGCTGCCGATCCAGCTTCAAGAGTTTCAACACTACCAATCGTCAGCGTTCCGTATTGGACTACATTGACGCCACCTGGAACGGGCGTGAGCTTTATTGTCGGTATTTTAACTACTGGATCACTCACTGTGAACCACCGCCTTTATGTGTAAATTTGCAGGAAAAAGCAGCGTCGTGACTTGCCCTTCGCTGCGCAAGACAAGATCGTACACATACGAACCAACTGGTATATCCGCAAATGTCGCAGCCGGTATACTGACATTGATTAACCGGTCTGAAACGTCGCACTTCGCCTGATGTATTACATCCGAACTATTGGCTGTAGCCTTTACGGAAAAAGTAATATCATCATCAGAAGACACACCTTCAATTTCCCATGCACAGTTAAATGTATCCCCGTATGAGCATATAATATCCAACCCATTTGCGATAATCATCAGTTCACCCCCAGTTCGATCACGCGATACCAACCTGCTCCGCCGCTACCACCATATGAACCGCCAGCTCCGCCGCCGACGCTGGCAGTACCGGAACTTAAATTACGTTCGCATACTACGAGTATTACACCACCG